TTGCCGTCCTTGTCTATTGATCTTGCTCTCCATGCTCCCGCCAATACCTTGGGTTCTCTGTTGCCACCTTGACAGGTATTAACAGTAGGCGACTTACCATCTTCGCTATAGACTCTCTTAAGTATGTCATGTCCGTTGATGTCTGTTGCTATGCCTACTTGTATGGGGCTGTGTGATTTATCTTTGCTGTCATATATAAGTGTCGTTGAATCAGGAACAGTATCTTCAACAGGAATCATACTCTTCTCAGATTTATCCATACTTCTTTGAGGTCTAGCACAAGGATAGGTTGTTGTTAGGCAGTAGGCTTTATTATCTTGGTTAGTCATGTCCGATAATCTATCTTGATTAACTCTCGTCTCCAATATGTCCCTCAAAACTATGCCTTTTTGCTCAGGTTGGGTGACATTGGGTATGTTCGTCCAGTAATATCTCTTCCTTGACTGGGCAGAAACAAGACTGCTACATATCATAGTCGGCTCGATACCAAAGGGTATCTNTGGATAACATGCTGACACCTGTTCGCTNATTACTTGTANGTATTCTTTCTTCATTCTTACATTCTCTAGTAAGAAATACTTTGGCTTACATTCTTTTAATAGTCTAATGAACTCGAAGAACAATGCTGACCTTGGATCATCAAAGGCGAGTTGCTTACCCGCGAAACTAAATCCTTGGCATGGACTACCAGCAAGAATAAGATCTATCTTTGGTAGATCCTCTGACTTAACATCACAAACATCTCCAAGCTGTATGATCTCAGGATAGTTTGCTTGGCTTACTTGCATTGCATACTTATCTATTTCACAGGCATAGTAGTTGTCTACCTTGATTCCTAATTGATCCAAAGCAATACGACCACATGACATACCGTCAAACAAGCTTAATACATTCATAAATTCTCCTTGATTATATTGATGCTTGTAAACATGTTTGTCAATCTCTTCACTGCTATCTTTATGTAATCATCACTGAGCTCACACAAAATAGTATCTCTGTTATTGTTATGAGATACCTCTGCTGTTGTTCCGCTACCGCCAAAGGGATCTAACACCGTGCCACCTTCAGGACAACCAGCTAATACACACGGCTCTATGAGTTTAGGTGGGAAGGTTGCAAAGTGAGCTTCCTTGTAGGGCTTAGTTGCTACAGTCCATACTGATCTTTTATTTTTCTTAGGTTGAGCTTTCATATTCTTGAAGCCACCTCTTACATCAAACCCATCTACATCTTCTGTTGACTTACCTACATTCTTTGCACTGTTAGGCTTACCTCTTTCTCCTTTGGAGTTGACTGTTACTGAATCTTCTTTGATCGCTTCGTTGTCATAGTAATACTTCTTACTCTTACTGAATAAGAATATATACTCATGTGCCTTAGTGCATCTATCTCTTACACTCTCTGGCATTGGGTTAGGCTTGTGCCATATTATGTCTTGCCTTAGTATCCAACCATCATCTTGCATGGCAAAGGCTACACGCCAAGGTATGCCGATAAGACTTTTAGGTGGCAGTCCTGTTCTTTCCTTCATAGTGCTATGACTTGATATGTTTCCGTACTTCTTTTGCATCTCTGTTGATCTATTTGTTGATCCTGAAATTGCATTAGTATTAAATCCTTTGCCGTTCTGAGCTCCGTAACTATCGCCTATGTTTAACCATACTGTGCCATCATCACGAAGGACACGCTTTACTTCTTTGAATACATTGACCAGGTTATCTACAAATTCCTTTGGTGTTTGCTCTAAACCAAGCTGTCCTTCTACACCATAATCTCTAAGGCCATAGTAAGGTGGGCTTGTTACACAGGTATGAACGCTTTGTTCTGGCATATTCTTTAAGGATCTTATGCAATCTCCAGCATATATATCTATCTTCATCTCTCTCTTCTCTTATAATAAACTCTTACCATATACTTCCTGACTATAGCTATGCATGTAAAGACTGCTACTTGTATTAGTGATGTAGTTACAAGACTTACTTCTAAGTATTTACACAGACTAAGCAAACCAAAGCTGATCGGAAAGGACATGACCAATCCTATGCTGACATCATTCATTGCCTCAGTCATAGCCTCTCTATCTATTCTAATCATTATCCCAAGGTCGTTTCATTTCATTGTCTGCTAAGTAGTACCATGTGTTCTTACCAGGTACGTTATGATTCTTTACTTTCTCACCAAGATACTTCTGTACATAACTCACTGCATATCTCGCGGCCCTCTCTCCTGATGCCATCTCATTTTCTTTGAGAGTCTCTCTTGCTACCAGTTCCATTTCTTGTCTTGTGTAGAACTTCTGTCTGCTCATACCCGATGCAACCACCCTTGCAATCTCTACTTCATCGGGACTATCTTGTGCATCTACTACCTTGAAGTATCCTCTTTCAAAATCAAAGTATGCTAAATGCTGATCAGGTTCTCTTGCATTACGAGCTTCATAGAATAATGTTATGTTCGGCTTCTTACCTGACAGCTTGACACCCGAATCCATCCACCCCGCGAAAGCACTACCGCCCCTTGCTGACATGAAGGATAGATCATCTGCTCTTTCTTTACCTGTATGGTGAGCAATGATCACTGCTACTTTATATAATTCAATGAGTTTATCTATCCTTGATAGCATCTCATGTATCTCTGAGTTGGAGTTTTCTTCTCCACTAAAGAAATTAATAATAGGATCTATCATCACCAAGTCTGGCTTATGAAACTCTATACTCTCTGCGATAGCATCTATGTCGCTGTCCCTCATGATGTTCTTTCTTAATCTACCCGATGCTATAAGGTTTGACTTGCCTAGGTTGTAGAGTTCAGGATCATGATGATAGGGTTGATAATACATCTCGATTCTTTTCTTTAAGAACTCATGGATAATCTCTGCTTGTAGCCACATTACTTTGATAGGTCTTGAGAAACTCATACCCATAAAGTCTGTTCCTGTAGTAGCTGCTGCCGCGAATGCTCCTAGCCAATGCGACTTACCTATCTTTGGTTTACCAAGCAGTAAGACTCTGGATTGTTCAAAGACAAATGCATCTCCCCAATACTGCTCAATCCTACTGCTGTCCATCGTATCCCAAAAGGGATCGTTGAATGACTTGAGTCCAAGAGGATCGCTTTGTACTTCATCCTTTGCTTTTACTATAGGATCTTCTTGATCCATAATCTCCTTGAGATCATCTGTTAATTGTATCTGCCACTGACTTGTATTCCATTTCTGTATGCCTGTCTCGTCTTCTGGATTTCTTTTCAGATGTCCAGTACAAATACTTTGTGTGGTATTCAATACTTCTTGGACACTCATAGGTGGGTTGTTCGTTTGATTCCAATCCAATGCTTTGATAACAACTTCTCTCATACCCCAACCTTCTAGTATCCATTTACCTACTAGCCTAGCTAGAGTATCGTTTCGCATTCCTGTCTGTACGCCATCGGATGTCAAAGGTGTTTTACTTTCTGTATTGATCTTACCTGTGCTGTTATAGTCATAGATAATATTCATGTCTTGACTATTAAGAGTAGGTAAATCATCTAATGAATCTATGACAGCTCCTTCAACCACCTCAAACTTATAATTAACAGAAGGACTGACCATGACATAGCCACCCTCACCTCTTATATCTAATTTGCCTGTGGTGTTTCTTATCTTCAGGTTGTCATTGATTGCATAGAAGTAATGATAGCCACCGCGAGGTGTCTTCTGTTTGAGAGTTGTTCTTGTTATCTGACCTGACTCACAGAAATCACATGCCTCTTGGGTGTCTGCATCTAATACTACAAAGGTTACGCCTGTGATAGCGGCCCAGTTACATTCTGGGAATTGTAGATACCATTGTTTGATCTCATTAAGAGAAGGTTGCTTTGTTATATAGTCAGCCCACTTAACTCTTGGTGTCTTTGACCAACGCTTTTGCAATACCATATCATCTTCAAAGGGATGTCTTGTTTTAAAGTATTCGGGTATGACATCTGTACTAGATCCACATGGTATTAAATGAAAGAAGTTCTCATGATATGACATGAGCATATCTTTACGTTCATCTTTTGCTATGTCTTGTCCGACTGTATTGGGTTTTATTTCTATGGGCATTCGTCTACTGATCCATAAATGTTTTCCCAACCTAAAGCATAGCCTGTCATCTTGATCAGTTTCTTGGCTTGATTTACAGAGGGTTGCCTGGTTCCATATCTCCACGATCTTATAGTATCAATCGAGACACCTAACTCCTTGGCTAGTTTGTCTTCACCTCTTTTTACAATGTAATCTTTAAGTTCCATAGTTCTCCTTATATAGAATGGTACAAGTTAATGCTCTTATAGGGGGTGAGAAAATAGTTTTATAATATATATACAAACTCATTAACTCATACCAGATATCATCTTAACATTGCTCTTTACAATAAGTAAAGAATTTTATTACAAAAGTATTGACAATGTTTTTTATTGCTTTAAAGTTAGATGTGTATTTAAAAATGGAAACCTAATATGAAAGATTATTCTAAACAAACTCTACCGCAACTTTTGGTAGAGAAGAAGAAGAACCTAGCTGCTCAAGCAGAACTTAAAGAACAAAGTTCCCAGCTTGACTTCGCTATTACCAAACATCCCGATGTGCATAACCAAGTCAATAGACTATCTAACACTGGCGGATCTACACGAGTGCACCTTAATGGTGTCATACCAAAAGACTTACGAGTGCAATATAAAGTTACGCGATCTTGGGATCAGAACTTTTTAGCACAAGTAAAAAATGATATACCCGATGAGTTATTCCCATTCACAACTGTGTATAAGGAAGACACTGCTCTATCTAAAATGATAGAAGCAAATCACCAGGATATTTTCGATAAGTTCCAAGAGGGACTACAAACCAAGATCAATGAACGACCATACATCCAGTTCGTTGATCCATTAAAAGGAGCTGAGTAATGAGTAAATCAAAAAAAGAACTAGCACACGATCAATTTTTTTATGATCTATGTGATGCAACTGAGAATGCTGCTATGGAAAATCTTGATGTTCCACATCTAGTATTTG